GTAAGTTTAATTTTGTTATCGCTAGTTTTTTCAGCAACAACATTTGTTAAGCCAGCATCACTGATACCCGCAATCATGTCATCTGCACTTGTACCTGTGAAACTTACTGTTGCACTTACTAAAGTTGCACTGCCTTTTACAGTTTCTTTGATTGTAAATGTTTTTGTTCCTGCGCCAAACGTTGGAGTTGCAACACTACCTGTTGCACTTGTTGGACTTGGAATTTGTCTTCTGTAAATTTTAAAGTCTGCCATTGCATTATCATCTTCAGTAATGTTTGCAAGGATAAACAATTTACCTGTTGCAATATTAACACCACCTTCAGCATCTAATGTTTTAATGGCTTCTGCCGCACTGTTGTAAATTGGTGCATCTACAGTTGACCATAAACCTGTTCCAGAACTGTATAATTTAACCTTCCAACTAGCACCTACGTTAGGTGTAGTAGTTTTAATATATACTGAACCAGTAGGTCTTAAACCACTGTACTGTGAACCAGCAACTTGTACGTTGTCAGTTGATCTCCATAATGGAACTGAACTGTGTGCAGAAATTTGTAACTCAGGTGCTTTGTAGTAACCTGCTGTTATACCAAGATCAGTTAGGATTTGTCCTGAACCTTCTTGGATTAAAATTGCTCCATCAGTTGTTGTACCATCTGTGCTAGAAGTACCATCTGAATAAATTTTAACTCTTCCGTTTGCATCAACTTTTGCACCAACGCCTGTAATACCTGCACCGTTAATTGCTTGAACTAAACTTTCAGGTGTTGTACTTGCATTGTTTACTTGAGTGTTGTTGATAATAATGTTTGTTGAACCTAATACTGTAGGTGTCAATGTTGCTGTAATTGTTGGCCAACTAGATACCCAAGTAGTTGAGTTCCATGTAGTTGAAGAACCAAAGCCAACTGCATCAAAAGCCGACTCATCATATGATCCAACCTGTACCCATGCATTATCTTCGTTCTTATACCAAACTTTGTTTTCTGTGTTAAATTTTACTACTGCATAGTCACCTTTTGCACCAACACTCGATTTAACACCTGTGTATGTAGCACCACTTACTCCGTCTAGATCTGACGATGCTGAAATTACAGTTGGTGTTTTGTTAGTGAAAGTTTGTGTAGAACCATTCCATTGGAATATTCCGTATAAGGAATCATCTGTGTCAAACCAGTAAGTTCCGTCTGCCGGAGCGCCTGCTGGTGCATCAGTTTTTCCTTGTAACTCTGCTAGATTTACATTTGCTCTTACCACGTATGCTCTATTAGCCACGCCTAGGTATGAATATGCCGCTTGTAAACCATACTCGTTTAATTCATTTCCGTGTAGTGGATTGTTAGAGGAATCTACGTAGAAAGTAGGATTACCAAATGTTTCTGTTAATTCTCTTTGACTTGTGATCAAGTATACTTTATTTTTGTTAGTTGCTAGTGTACCTGCCGCAGTTCCTGTTCCCGTTCCTGATGGTTTGCTTTCAGCAGTTGCAACAACAATTAATGGTGTTGTAGCGCCAGCGGCCGGGGTATAGAAACTTTCGTCTATTACACTTACTTCAACTCCTGGTGATGATAGTGCCATGTTCTATTCTCCTTTGTATGGTTTTTACCTAATAGTATTTATGTTTTATTTCAAATTTCAATGCATATTATCGTTTATAAAAGGGGTAAAAAAGGGTTAGTTTAAATACATATATGAAAAGACCACTATGTAAAAAATGCCAACGTAGGCCTGTTGCTGTCAACTACTATAAGGGCGATCGTGTGTACTATAGATCAAAATGTGACCGATGTGCTAGTGGCAAAAAGCCTGGTATACCCTACTGGTATCAAGCAGGATATAGACAAAAAGACAAGTGTGATAAGTGCGGATTTCAAAGCAAACATTCTGAACAGTTTAATGTGTATCATGTAGATGGTAATCTTACCAATGTAAGTTTGCGTAATATAAAAACTATATGTGCTAATTGTCAGAGAACCTTGCACAAACAAGGTATTACTTGGAAGCAGGGAGACCTAGTACCTGATTTCTAATAGCATCTCGCAGATCATCAATACTACCGTCATTTTCAATAGTACCATCGATTTTTTCACCTATCCAAGCATATTCGCTTAAATGTACTTTCGGATAGTTTTGCTCCATCTTATCTGCAAGTATCATATTTTTGCTTTTCTTTGCTTCTTTATTTGCTTCATTTTGTCTTAAAGCAATTTCAAACCACTCAGGATCTTTATCCCTTTTTACACGGTATACTTTGCCTCTTAGGCGTTTAATCATTTTAATTTCGTTTGGAAAGCGGACATCTGAGATAACTGCGTCCTGTTTCATTTGCAATAGTCTATTTTCTAAACTAGCGATCCATATATCATCATGGAAGTTTTTTCTTAATACATCTGTGCCCCAGTATTGTAATACCCAACGGGGCGTAAGTTCGGGAATGCCTAATTTTTCACTCCACCATTCGTCTACTTCTTCACGCCATTTTCTGCTTTCTTCTGTATTACCTTCTAATGCTTCTCTGTCCCAACCAAATACGGCCGCAACTGCATCTTTTAGTGTAGTAGCAAAACTGACTCTTCTGTAGCCACCTTCACTTACCAAAGTATCGGCGCAAGTATCCTTACCAGAGCCTATAAGTCCAACGAATCCTATGATCATATTTTTATGTATCTCATGTAAAATTTAATTATATGTTAATATTATTGATTTGTCAAGATATGATTATCCAATTACAAATGATAATGGAGTAGAACCGTCTACGTATGTTGATAAATCCTGTTCCAATTTTTCCATATCACCTTGGGCATCTGCTTTTAAGGCATCCCCATTTAGTGAAGTACCACCTTGTGGTGTACTTATGGTTGCAAACTTACCACGTGCTTCTCCAATCATATACTTACAAGTAGCAAGTGTATAATCTTTTAACCATTGTCCTGCATAAGGGTCACCTAGCAACACAAAATCTGGTCTTTTGTTATAACACGCAATCATTACATCTTCATTAGTTCTTGGTCTTTGCATAATTGTTAGTTTGTGGGTTACAGGATCAAATTTAAAATTAATAAATGATCCAAACATTCTTCCAACTAATTCTTGATGGCCAGCAAAAGCATAGTAAGTAGCAAGTCCGCCCATTTGTGTCGAACTTAATAAGTAGGTGTTTGTGTATGCTAAATTAAATGGTTCAAAAATTGTACCACCTTCTCCGCCACCTGTTCTTGATCCTATACTTCTACGAAATACTTCTTTTACACTTTGTATTTCATCAGGCAACACATAATCGTTTACATCTTCTTGCAGTTCTAAAAATGCATAAGATTCTTCAACGGAATTTTCTGCTCTTTGTCTATATTTGCCAAGTGCTTTTTCTAGTGCCACTTCGTAGTGGTCAACATCCAACTCTACGTCAATCATGCCATCACCTAGCATTTTACGTATATAGTGAAATAATTTCTGCTTTGCTGTATCTAATTGTGTGCTCATGCTATTATTTATTATATTCTCGATCCAATAAATACAAATGTTATGCCGAGATTAAGTTTATATAAACCAGAAAAATCCGCTGATTATCGCTTTATAGACAAGACTGTATATGAAGCCTTTCAAATTGGTGGTACTGACATATTTGTCCACAAATACCTAGGCCCAGTTGAGCCTGGTGTAGGAACGCCTACACAACCAAAACAAGTATCAGATATTCCTGAAACAAAAATACAGGATTTGTTATTTTTAGAAAACAGAGATAGACAATACTCGCAAGATGTATATAGTTTGCGTGGAATTTACAATGTGCAAGATTTAGATATGGATTTATCACAGTTCGGTATGTTTTTACAAAACGATACAGTGTTTATAACTTTTCATTTAAACAAAAGTGTAGAAGCAATAGGCAGAAAATTATTAAGTGGCGATGTATTAGAACTTCCGCATCTCAAAGATGACTATGCATTAAATGACTTTCAAGTAAGTTTAAAAAGATTTTACGTAATCGAAGATGTGATAAGACCTAGCGAAGGTTTTTCACAAACATGGTATCCTCATTTATTAAGAGCAAAATGTAAACCTATACTAGATTCACAAGAATTCAAACAAATATTTAATAAAGAATCAGGTGAAGAAGGTAAATCATTGCGTGATGTAATGTCAACATTTGAAAAAGAAATGCAAATTAATCAAGCAGTACTACAACAAGCAGAAGAAGATGCTCCTAAATCAGGATATGATACTAGCAAATACTTTGTTGTACCAACTGATGATAACGGAGATGTAAATATTGTTGACGATGGTGTAAACACACCTACACTGCAAACACCAAGCAAAAACTATTATATAAGTTACGGTGGTGGTGACGGTATACCTGCAAACGGTTCACCTTATACATTTGGTACAAATTTTCCTAGCAGTGCTGACAAAGGTGCATATCATTTAAGAACAGATTATTATCCTAATAGGTTATTTAGATATGATGGTAATCATTGGTTGAAAGTAGAAGATGGTGCAAGAATGAGTCTAAATAATACTGAGCCTAGTAGTGTTGTTAAAACATTTGTTAATAACGATGCAACACGTACTTCAAGAGATGGTAGTACACAGGTTGCAGAAAAACAACCTTTAAGTTCAGCACTTAAACCAGAGGCAGATAATTAATGGATCATTTTTACGACGGACAGATTAGGCGTTTTGTTACTCAGTTTATGAGAGCATTTAGTAACTTCAGTTATAAAGACAGTGCTGGTACATTGAGAAAAGTTCCTGTAACCTACGGAAATCTTACACGACAAGTTGCTAGTATTATTAGAGATAACAGTGAAAACAAAGTTATGTCAGCACCAAGAATTGCTTGTTATATTACTGGTATAGATTATGCTAGAGACAGGGTACAGAGTCCATCACACGTAAGTAAAATACACGTTAGACAACAGGAATACGACGAAAACACTCAAACATACACAGGTAGACAAGGTGTAGGAAATACTGTTGAACGTGTTATGCCTGTTCCTTTTAATTTACAAGTAAAAGCAGATGTTTGGTCAACAAACACAGATCAAAAATTACAAATTATGGAACAGATATTAGTTTTGTTTAATCCAAGTTTAGAAATACAAACAACTAACAATTATGTTGATTGGACAAGTCTAAGTTTAATAGAATTGCAAAATGTAAATTATTCTACTAGAAGTATTCCACAAGGAGTAGATACAGAAATAGACATAGGTGAACTTTCATTCATTATGCCTATATGGATTACTCCTCCTGCAAAAGTTAAAAAACTTGGTGTAATAGAAAAAATTATAATGAATGTATTTGATGAATCAGGATCAGTATCAGATGGTATTATTGACGCAACTATTCCGGAAGCAATAACAGTTAAATCACCTGGTGATTACAAATTACTAGTCCTTAACAATACTGCAAGATTACTTCATGCACACGAAGGCATTAACGAAAGTAGAACAGGACAGTTTACTAGAACAGGAACTGCAATTAGTTGGTTAAAACTGTTAGATATGTACCCAGGTAAATTTACAGCAGGAGTAAGTTCTATCAGATTAACAAAATCGGACGGTAATGAAGTAGTAGCGACTGCAAGTTTAAATCCAACCGATGACACACAAATGGTTCTAAGCATCGATAGTGATACTGTACCAGAGAATACATTATTAACTGATCCTGTTAACACAAGAGGTACAATAGATGCTATAATAGATCCTACAACATTTAATCCTAATTCAAATAGTTTAAATGCTGGTACTAGATACTTAATTTTAAATCCAATTAATCCGGATATAAAAGGAGACAGTGCAGACGCTAATCCAAATGCATGGCAAAATGCAGACGGATCTTTGTTTAAAGCAGATGCAAATGACATTATAGTTTGGACAGGAACAGAATGGAAAATTGTCCTTGATGTAAGCGGAACAAATGACGGAACCGATTCTGCATCATCACCTTCCCCTGTATATATAACTAATACATATACCGGGATACAGTACAAGTTAGAGAATGGTGCTTGGCTGAAGAGTTTTGAAGGTGAATATGAGGCAGAAAAATGGAGACTAGTTCTGTAAATGACAATATAACGTGTAGTGGTGCATTGTTTTATGCACTAGATACAAAACGTTTTTTATTTTTACAAAGAACCAAAAACAAAACAATAGGACAATGGGGCCTAGTTGGTGGTATGAGTGAAAGAGGTGAAACTCCTTGGAATTCTCTACAACGTGAAATCAAAGAAGAAATTGGTGTACAAGGTAATTTTAAAAAAGTTATACCATTAGAACTGTTTACATCTAAAGATGAAAAATTTTATTTTCATACCTATGTAATTTTAGTTGACAAAGAATTTATTCCTAAACTAAACAGCGAACATTCTGGTTATTGTTGGTGTGATATTGGAACATATCCTAAACCTTTACACGTAGGTTTAAGAAACACGCTTCAAAACAAAATAAATCAAACAAAGATTCAAACAGTTAGTGAAATAGCAAATCAACTATGATCAAAGTTATTGGTGACATTATGTTAGATCGGTGGATACTTGGTACTGCTGATAGAATGAGTCCGGAAGCACCGGTGCCTGTACTACTAGAAAATAATCAAACGTACAGTATTGGCGGTGCAGGAAATCTTGCTCTAAATTTAGGAAATTTAAATGTTGAATTAAGTTTACATGGATCGGTTGGTGCTGATAAAGAAGGTTACAAAATTATAGAATTGCTTAAAAAGTATGCAAGTATCACAAGTAACGTTTTGTTTGATAACAGTATTACTACTACTAAAACACGACTAGTAGGACAGCGTGGACAACACATCTGTCGTTGGGATCGTGAACAGCATTATTTAGGTGAGTATAGAAATTTATCGTTAGATGTAAATGATATCGTAGTAGTCAGCGATTACAATAAAGGTGTTATAACACAAGACTTAATGTTTAGTTTACAAAACAATACAGTGTTTGTAGATCCTAAACAACAACCGCAACTATACAGAGATTGCTTTTTAGTAAAACCAAATATGAAAGAATACACAGAATGGTTTGGCGAATTTGATTATACCATAGCAAGAGAAAAATTAAAAGAATACGGGTGGACATGGTTAGTGGTTACAGATGGTGCAGAAGGTGTACACGTAATTAATGAAAAAGAAAATTGGCATATCAAAGAAGATGTAAGAGAAGTTGCAGATGTTACAGGCGCAGGTGATACATTTTTAGCAGTTTTAGTTTATGGATATGCTGTAAAGAATATGAGTATACCAGATGCTTGTGAATTGGCCTGTTATGCAAGTGCAAGAAATGTAGAAAAACGAGGAGTACAACCTGTTACATTTGATGATCTAAATAGAGGTGTAGTATGGACTAACGGAGTTTTTGATTTATTACACCCGGGACACTTAGAATTACTAAAATATGCTAAAAGCCTCGGAAATAGCCTTATTGTAGGTATAAACAGTGATATGAGTGTAAAGAGATTAAAAGGCGCACACAGACCTATAAATGACGTGTTAACACGCAAAAAACAACTGGAAACACTTCCTTGGGTTGACGAAGTTGTTATATTTGAAGAAGATACTCCTATTGAAGCAATAGAAAGAATTAGACCTGATATTATTGTAAAAGGTGGTGATTACACTGTAGATACTACTGTTGGCAACAAAGTTGCAGAAGTGAAAATATTTCCAAAAATTGAAGGTCATAGCACAACAGATCTGATAGGAAAAATTAAAACATGATACATGAATTTTATTTAGAAAATTGGAAAGAATACGAAGAAATATATAAAGAATGGCAGGACAAAGCAAAAGAAAATTTTGCAGTCAATTCAAGCACTGTTGGATTTGATGTAGGACAACCTGGTATACCTAATTTATTTGATAACAAAATTAGGAATGAATATTCAAAATTAATGGAGAAACATTATCCTAATTTTCAGTTTGGAAAAGTTTTGAATGTATGGGGTGTATATTATAGAGATGGTGGATATCAAACATTACACAGGCATAATCAAGACAGCATAGCAACAGTATTATTTTTAGACGAACAACCAGAATCTGAGAAGTTGACATCTTATAACGGAATGTTATATACTGTATGTAATGATGATTACAAAAGTTTTAGGCCTGAACCAGGAAAATTAATAGTAATGAATTGGGACGTATGGCACGGTGTATATCCTGCCACAGAACCTAGAAGAAGTTTTATGGTAGATTTTGCGATATGAAAATTTTAGTTACAGGTGG